GGTTCGCCGGCAATAAACTTATCATACATCGTATCAAAACTCTCTACTTCAGGATCTGCACTAACCAATGCTTCTGTCGATGCCTCCCATGACATTTTTGTAACAACACTCTCATCCCACATACCATCATCCTTGCTAGCCGCATCGGACGTTTCGGCTGACAAGGTTAGTTTATGGCTGGTGCTCAACGCTGTAGCCTTACCACCCATGAAAATCATAAAGTCCTTACCATTCAATACTTTTGCTTTTGCCATATTACTATCAATTTATCGTTAAAAATCAATTGTTTTAAAATTCAAAGTCAGTCTTACCACGTATGCCGGTAAGTCTGCATCATAGTTTTTACTCCATGATTCCAAATTACACTCTGTCACTTCGAAGTCATCGTACCTTGCTAACTTGCCTTCCAGCACATAACGTGTCTTATTTGCCACAGTAACCGCCTCATTGTAGTTTTTCGCTACTATGGCAATATTGCAGCTCGCATTGTCTTCACATGTACCATCTTTCGTTATTTCCGGTCCTGAACCGTAGTCCTCAAACATGATAAATGGATAATTGGAGCCTTCCGGGATAACTATCGGGTAGATCCGATCACCTACACTTTTTACAATTTCCGAATCTGCACTTAACTGTTTAACTATATGTTTACTTATCAATATGCTCATTTTCCTTCGCTTACTTCTGTTATTAACCGCACCACCCTGTCGGAAATCCTTTCAGACGCACGCCTCATCGATTCTTCAGCCACACCAAAGAAGTTCCTAGCCGCTATCGCTCCCCTATAGGCAGTACGATTGTTTTTGCTCCTGGACTTTTTAAAGGCATGTCTGCCTTCTGTTCCATCGTTTATAAATCTCAGGATAAAAGCCCTGTCACGCCCACGATAAGAATTTATCCGGGCAGTATCCTTGCTGACCGACCGATTTCTCTTAATGCCTGACCTGCCACCTCGTGGCGGATTGTATTCCTTAACCGACTTCGCACTTCCCTTGCGGTTAAACAGGCTGACATTAGCACCTGTGGCGTTTTTGTAAACCATAGTTTTTACGCCTATCTTGGCGTTTCTTGGATCGGACTTCATGGCTCCTTTCGCTGCGGCAATCACGTCTTTTCGGGCCGGGGCAATTTCCTGCCTTATAATCTTACGGACATCCTTCTTTTTCACTACATTATCAAAAAGCATACGGTCAAGCATCCTCATTACCTCATCCCCATCAAACTGTAAGGCAACACCGGATTTTCTTGCACCATTTGCATTGTATAAGAGTCGTTTATTTAAACCCATAACCAAAGATTAATACCGGCTTGGATAAGCCGGTATTAATTATTACTAAGCCCCGGCAGTCTTATACAATGCGAATGCCTCCTTACGCAGAGTAGTAATACTCCAATCAGAGTTTAAGGTGAAAACGACTATATCCTTCTTGGCTTGAGTATACGGATCAATAATCAATCTTACTTCTCCGTGTTGATTTGTCGGCAAGTAGCCAAAACATCCGGCCGCAACATACTCTACGTCTGCCTTCTCCTTATTAGAACCATAATTGATATATTCGGTACAGAATATCGGATATCCGCCAATTGCACCATTTTCAACAACCATTCTGCCACTTCCTGCGTCAATTGGAGTTGCTTCCAATGCAGCTTTCATTGCCTCGCTCATGATAAAGCTAAAACCTACCATTTCCACACCTGTTGCTGCTACCTCTCCCTTCATCGCGATTAACTCCTTGTAAGTCGGCACAGCACCGGCGAACGCACCTGTAGCCTTCGCACCTGCAAAGGGACCGTGAAGATCGCTTGTAAAATTCTGATGGGAGAAAATTACACGATTCAACACCCTCTGCAATCCGGCCCGCAATTGTCCCTGGATCAATGACACTAAATCGGTGTAACTATCAGTAATAGCCTGGTTAGATACCGATATTGACATTCCTAATCTGACACGCTTGGCTGCAATCTTACTCAAATCAATAGTTTGGTCGGTCAGTTCTGATGTTTCCCCTTGGATTTCAGCCTCAACCGATCCCATTACAGGCCATTGGATATTCCCGCTTACTCCTGTCTGCACCGGAATACCCACTTTGTCAAAAATAAGCCCCATCTCCAAGGGAGGAAGGATATCCTTAATGGTTAATGGAATCATGCCACCGGTTTCAATAGAAGCTGTATTCAACCCTGTAAATTCACGCTCTAAAACGAAATCACCGGGTTTCCCTGCGCTCTTCACCGCTTGAAGGCACTCTCTAAGCAGTTGGTTCTTGCTTTTTTCTTCTCTTTTTTCCGACTTCTGCATGTTTGTCAGATCGAAATTCATCTGAATTTCGCGAGAATGTTTGTTAAAATCATTCTTTAGAGATTGATACTCAATGTTTTCATCGGGTGACAAGTCACGTTTTTCAGCCTTAGCCTTATCGATCAACTCATTCATGCGGATATTGACGGCCTCTCTCTTCTCCAATAGAGAATTTCTTTCCGCCAAAAGTTCCTGTACTGTTTTCTTTCCTGATTTCATAATTATAAAATATTACATGTGTTTAAAATAACTTCTCTCTCTATCCGGTCTATTTCCTCAACCTTCCTGCCAATAGTGGATACAGACGTTCTTTCCCTTAACTTTATCCCGGTTGATTCTATCTCACGAGCGGTCACACTGGTTTGCGTATATGCCGGATCACTTGCTATAGTCATTTCAAAAACCGCATCCAAGCGGTTAACATGACGCAATAAGATACCATCCTTATCCTTGGTGTACCTCACAGAGCTTGATTCATCCGACCAGTAAGTAAATGAGGAGCCGGCAAGATCGCCACGCTTTACCAACTCCAATGCCGTATTACCATCCGGGGTATCAGGAGCTGCAAATTCATACTTTACCCCTGTCTCATCAATGCTTAATTTCAAAGAGCCTTCACCCATGTTCGATCGAGCCAACAGCCTCTCCCGATTGTGCCATAAGGTCATCTTGATATCCATACCCTTTAGATCCTCTTCCGTAATGGCACCGGGTTCTATAATTTCCCTATAATCCTCCCAGTAATCGACCAACAACCGACTCTCTACCCCAAAAACTATCGCATACCCTTCTATTATCCTTTCATTAGGAGCCTCATCGGAGGCTTCTCTAATATGAGGTTGGAATCTGCCTCCAACCATGCATCTTATTTCCCTTTTTTGCTTGTTTTCCATCTTAATGCCTTTTTTAAATCATCCTATTAGTTCCTCTATAGGAGACCGCCCTATAGGAGACCGCCACATCAGCCCTTTTTATAATACTTTTGATACCCTGTTTCAGGTTACTCGATTTACTCATTTTCGTCCAAAACCGAAGCAACAATAGTAATACTGCCATCTCTCCTGGAGCGATTAAGGCTATCTATCGCATAAGTCTTATCATCCCACCTTAAGCGGCATCTATCATGGATTATACTATTATTCCTCATTGTTACGGATACAGTTCGCGAAAGCCATGATTCTCCCATAGTTAATACATTCGCGCCCCTTTGAAAATGGACAGCAGCCCAAACGGTAGCCTTCTTCGTAAATTCAACCACCTGTTCTCCCATATCGCCTCTTGTAACGATAGGCACCATTATATCTACTCTTTCCGTCAAACTTCCTGCGGTCAACATATTCTATTCTCTATCTGAAAGTTTTACAAATGGCTTTACCAACACCGACACGGAAAAAGGAACGGGGTTTTGAGACACAGCTGCAACAGGTTCTCGGTTCCGGTGAAAATGTGCCGCCAACATCAATATCGCTAATTTTAATCTGACGGGGAAACCACGCCCCTCCCATGCCGAAAGCTCTTCATAAGATCTTCGCGTCATGTCAATGACAACATCTTCCGCTGCAATACCATATGTTGTAATGATATCATCCTCATCCCCGAAATCCTCATGCATCTGCAATTTGAGTTCTTCCAATGTCACTACTCTTAACTCATCATTCATCATCATCTTCTTCCTCCTTTTTTTTCACATCGCTCGTCTGTATCGTATTACTACCCTCCTTGCTTAACTTAGCACTGCCTAAAACAGCAAGATTTGTGCTTAAATAAACTTCGTCACCCTTCTCTACAGGCTCCTTGTCATTCTCTCTTCTTATATCATTAACGGTTGCTTGGCCCGTCCCCAGTCGTGACAGGTTAGCCTTGCCTCTACTGTCAACATCCAAGGCATAGAGGCTGGAAAGGTTAAACGAAAATTTATAATCCATATATGTATTTACACTCAGCATTTTAGCCGTAAATTCTCTCTCTATTTCTGTGATTATGGGCTGCAATGCCTCTGTATAAAAACCCACATTCGACATTTCAACGCTCTTGTAGTTGGCGTTAGTATCATCCATCAGTTTGCTTGGAGGTACATTGAAGGCTCTTGCTATATCACGGAGATTCAGCTTCACCATTTCCAAGAATTGCATATCGGAAGATGACATACTGATTGGAGTCAGGGTGCCATCACCCCTTACAACCAAAATGTCTTCACCCTTGTTGATATCCTCCTGTAGATCCTGTCCTTGTTTATCAAGTTCTTTATCCTGGTATTCACCGAATCCCTTCACGCTGGTATTGTTTTGCAGGATTGCCTTTAGCCGGCCTCCTGTGGCAAACCTCTTCAGGGTTTCATTATTGGCAGTTGTGGCTATACTTAATGTATCCTTGATATAGGATACCGTAGACCTACCCATATAACCTCCATCCATGCACATGTTTTTAAAATGGAGGATTTCCGATGCCGGGAATGTCCCGCTTATACCGTTAACCAAGTCACTTACCGTGTAGGTATTGGAGTAGACATCATACACAACAGAGCCGGGGGAACATAAAAAAAGAGACTCCACCTCTCCGGTAACAGCCCTCTTAGGATATATATACGCATTACCCTTAAGCAGCATCATTGCAACGAGATACTTCATCATTGTAAATGAATTCATTCTGTCGTTCGGGCGAACACTCAATAGATAATTTACCCTTGCACCATACCCATTGTCGTAAATTTTAAAATAATTTTTAGCCCTATCACGCCTCTTATATTGCAGCGTAAGGGTAGCTACGGCACCGGATATAAGATTCACAGCCCTATATACGGCTGCAATACGCATTGCCGATTCATCTGTGTTGGCATAAATTATATTACTCTTAAAATTGCCGGTCGATACCGTAGTATTCTTCCCGGATGCCGTTTTTGCCTCTCGTCTGAAAAATCTGAAAAAGTTATCCATCGGTTTATCGAGCCTGTTTTAATATTATGACCACGGCTCATATACCCACGAATTAGCCGTAATAGGTTACTCTATTGCTCATAGTTATTAAACAACCAAAATGTCATTAAAGTAGCAATAGCCCCATCAATCTTCAAATTCTCCTTTCTTTTCAAGGGTTTTTTATTGCCCATCCTGTCTTCATCGAGATAGCAATTCCCAAAACAATAGGATAATATAGGATTATTCGCCAAAGCGACCTTTGGCGGATTGGATTTTGCCGCCATCTCAAACGTTTCTACGGGCGAGGTAAATGCCCCATACGTCTGAGGGACTGCACGCAAAATCCTACTCGGGTCTGTACCGGTAGACGATATCGCAGCCGATAATGCATTCACTACCTCCTGGCTCTTGTATGCGTCATATCCTATCTGGCAGATACATAGCGACCTGTTACGTTTTAACACATCTTCCACTATCATGGAATCGCTTATAACAGCTCCCGGGCAAATCTTCAGATAGCCGGCATCCCTCCAATATTTGTACAACTCTTTGTTCGGATGGGTTTCCAAGGTTTCTTCCGGAATATAGCAATCAAGCCATACGAAGAATTTACGCAATTTCCTGCTATATATATTATAAGCAACAACGGAGAAGTCATCACTTACAGAAAGGTCCATAGCGACCATAGTTTCCGGACGGCCATCTATTGAGTCAAGATCCAAATTAACGGAAAGGGAACGTGCTAAATTTTGGGAAATCCAAGTTTTTATGCCTCCTGACACGAATATATTTAAAAGCTTCGTCTTAAACTCTATCATCGCCTCTGCATCACGTTGGGCCTTAGCCCATCTTTGGGTATAATAACTTTCCTGGACCGTAATACCGATATGAGGATTGCACTTCTTCCACACAGCGGGGCACCCCATGCTTTCTTCATCCATCTCCCACGCATCGGGCTGGAAGATGCTGGCAAATTGAGAATCGTCATTATACTCACCCAATAATACCTTCTTCGCATTCTCCAGCTCCAATGCAAATGGACCATCCTCCACGCGGCTTGCGGTTGTAATTATGATCGTCAGAGGTTCACGTCTTGCACCCATAGATGATGTAAGGACCTGTAGCAATTCTGCACCATCCGAATGATCCTTCACATACTTCGCCTGAGCATATTCATCGAATATTACCAATGAGGCATTCAATCCGTCCTTGGTATCACCACCACCCGTCAAGCATTCTACAAACGATTCTCTTTCAAATTTATTCGGTTTCCAATTCAAAGTCTCCCGTGTCGCTTTAAAGTATTTCTTTTTCGGGTCCAACTGCCTGATTATCTTCGATATTTCCCCGAAGCAGATCTTTGCCTGCTTATAAGAGTTTGCAGCGGTATAAGCCTGCGCATTCACATCGCCAAACAACATCTCATTAACAGCCAATGATGCCGTGCTTGTAGTTTTCGAGAATTTTCTTGGCACAAAAAGTATCGCTTCGCGAACCAACCGCCGCAGTTCATATTTTCTCTGGTCAAGCACGCGCTGATATTTACCTTCCAAATCATCCGGCTCCCCTGTTGCATCCCCCACATCTTCCCAATGGTAAAAGCCTAATATCGAAGCAAATTGAAAGTACTGGATCGGAGTCAACTTATAACATCTTCGCCCATCCATCCCGGAGAATTTCAGCGACTCATACAATTTCACGAACCGCTTGACTTTAGAAGGACGGAAAACGTAATTATCCATCAACCGAAAGAACTTTAACAAGGCTAATATCTCATATAAATTATGATTTTCAGGGGAATTACACACTTGGGAAACATAAGTCTGCAACCTCGGATCTATAGAATCAAGTTGATAGCTCTCAATGTCTATACTGAGCAGCTTATCAACGAACCCTTGTTTAAAATCCTTCGCAGTTACGTTCTCATTCATCATTAATCATCTTCCTTATTAAGATGCTCCATTAGTCTTGACAACGGATCATCTTCCTTTATCTTGCCGGCTTCACCGCCCGGTTGAATCTCTTGATTCATCATCAACGATCTTAGATCCTTCCTAACCCTATCGGCATATCTCGCCATCAAAATGAACACCGGGTTTTCCTTCACCCGGTCACAATTTTCCCTACTTTTTTCAATAACAGTTAAAGTAGTTTCTTTCTTAAGAGCCTCATCGCGAATCCTACGAAAAACCAAAAGATCAGAAGCAAGTAGTTCTATCTGATAGCTCATTTCTTTTGAGTATTTATCCCGCTCCTGGAGAATGCCCCTTATATATCTTTTTAAACTATCGATTTCGTTATTCGCTTTTTTTTTAGCCATATAGTTAAATATTTTAAGACTACCTACTTTTGCTGATTCCGACCCGTATTTTGCAATCCCTATTTTACCCCCACAGAAAAAACGCAGAATCCTAAAAATCTCTCTAGGTAGGAGTAGAGGATTTGAGAAAAGTAGGGGCTTTAAAAAAAACTCCCCCCCTCGGTCATTCAAAATATTTTTTTGCAAATCGTTCTGCGTCCTTCCTTGAGCGTTCTTTAATATATTCTTTCGAATGCGAATGCATCATGGCATGAATGTTTGTATGACACTCATGACACAGCGATTTCAAATTATTATAATCAAACATCAATCGTCTCATGTCCTCCACATTGCTTCCGCTCTCGACAGGGACAACATGATGAACCTCAGACACAGGAGTTATAATCCCCTTTGAAAAACACTCTTCGCAAAATGGGCTATTCCCAATCTTCTTCTTCCTCAAGATGAGCCAATCTCTTGACTGGATCATCTTATTATAATTATAATCCTTGCTCATCATCAACACTTTTACTTCTTGTTTTTTTAGGGACCACACCATATTCAATCCTTGGCGATATGTGATTCAGCTCATTGCTAATCTCATTATGTAATTTGTCTTCACCTGTTATCCCGCATTGCTCTATCAAGTCTGATATGATATCCTCATATCTACACTCTCCTATAGTACGGCCAATACCGTCTAATCGGGATGCTATAGACGGGAAAAGGAGTCTTACCACTGTTTCCAATGATGCGCTATTCCTTGAGTTGGTATGTATATCATCCCCGTTTATCTTAATATTCCTTGCCACATATCCTTTTTTACCGATTTCGCTAAATATATATATCGAGCCTACCATCCTTAATGACTTCCTGCCTCTTGGCTTCGTTGATATGACTCTGTTCTTTTTGTTTTCAAAATCTTCAAAGACTTTTGACAATTCACTCACATATGATATATCTATATCTTCCGACACACCGTAATCAGGATTGACATATGACAAAAACGCAGTGAGTAGATATTGCATCACCTCATATCTACTTTTAAACTTATACTTTTTGACAATATCATCCAAACATGCAGCCGCTTCAGGAGACACCTTAGATTGGATACTTATATGTTTTAATTTCGATTTATCTTTCATAATCAATTTCCTTTATATTTTTATTCATTAATTACAACACTCCTGATATCTCTTTTGCCAAAGTATTTATAAGTCAACGTTCCTCCATAAAACTTTATGGTGTCTCCCTTAACAGTAATCATCATTCCGCCTTTTAACCTATGTTCTATATCACCTTCACAAGACAACATCATGATTGTCATAAGTATAATTAATATAAACCTCATTATTTAATCTCCTTTCTCCTTAATCCGTTCCAGTACATCCTTGTTGGCTTCGAGTATCTCATCGAAAGAGGGGATCGGCATCCAATGGGTAATGCCTAATAACAGCTCACTAATGTTATCTATAACTTCCCCATCTGTCAACGTATCATCCAGGATGATAGATTTAATCTGGCTTGAAAGCCATGATGTGCCATTTTCAAAACCAAGAGCAATCATTTCCTTAATATCGGAAACGCCATTTGGAACTCCGTTTGTTCCGAATGAATCAATTACTGATTCTGCATATTGTTTTGCTGCTTCTTCTAACTTCTGTTTCATATCTATCTTGGTTATACGTTAAACCTCTATCTCAAACTGCTCACTTTTTGCCGATGGCATACAATCAAGAAGAGAAGAACCTACTGAGACATAATAGATACCATCTTTTTCAAGCGGGAGCCAATGGAAGTAGCGTCCTGTTTCTTCATGCATTACCGGAATCCCAAATTTATTAAGTGGCCTACCATCTATACCTCGAAACTTTCTACGCCATTTATCAATAAATTCACGACATTCTTTCTTTCGTTTATCGATTTTCCAACACGGATGCTTCTTATCATCATTATTCGGAATCAGTTTCTCAGGAACAAACTCCTTATCATCAAATCCAATAAGAGTATAAAGCCACTCAGCGGTTATTCCAAATGCCCATCCATATCCGAGGCTATCCGGTCTTGAACCACAATATTCTTGAATCATATCTTTAGCTTCGTTTTGTTCGCGCATAAGCTGTTCATTCATTTGTTTCAGTAGATTCTCAAGCTCTGAACCTTGTTTTGCTATTATCTTCATTTCTTATCTGATTTACACTAATTCAATTATAGCCTTCTTAAAATTAACATATAAAGGTATTGCTGACATACCCCCATTGTTATCCAACTGTCTTAAATAGGGGACAACCTCTCCGTTATCATCAATCTCATAATATGCAATATAGGCTAACTTCTTCGCTTCGGGGACCAATATCCTTTCATTGCTCAAAAGAGAAAACCTTTCATGAGCCGGGACCGTTATACAGACCTTGCTTCCAACAGGGAATCCTTGGTTGGATTCAATGTATTCCTTTCCCAACTTCTTCTTTTCGCCATTCAATTCTTTTAGCGTTAAATCAATGGCATCTCTTTTGCTCAGAAATTCTTCCTTATTCATGTTTTGTCATTCTAATTGATTCTAACATACTTACCTGCCATATTACAAGTCCTTAATATCTCCGCATTATCCTCGCCAAAAGCGATTAAGATGGAACCACAACCGGGTGAATCTCCACGAGTCCCGTCCGGGCGAAAGAAACGAATCCTATTGCGCAAAAACTTCATCGCCGTTGCTTTTTCAAAAATGATGTCTTGAAACATCTTTGAATCGCAACGATTGAAAAGCAATGCGATACCGTTTCCATGCTCTGCCATCCTGCTGATGAATTTTTCAATCAGAGGTCGGGAATAAGGTGGGTTTAGCCATACACGGCCTTTCCATTCCTGTTTTAACCCATCGACGTTTTTATCATACATCACCTTACCTGTTTGCCATAGTGGGTTGACCGGGGCACACGGATCTAAATCAAATTCACCCAACGCATCTATAATCTCCTTCGGTGTATACCATTCATCGGTAGCGCATGCTGACCGCTCAAATTGTGTATTCATACCTGATCTGTTTTACTCTAATTGTTTATCGAAAATCTTAATACATTCAAATAAATAGTGCGCAATTATAGGTTGTACTGCATTGCCTATACACTCCGTTCTGTCCACCCTATCGGGAAGTTCATTAGACTTTCCAGCAAATCGGGGTGAGGGTATTGACTGTCTTGTTCTCCATCCCGGATATACTCGTGTATATTGCCCCGATAGGTAGGGCTCCCGAAATATCGATTCTTGGGTGCTCCTTTTGCCGTTGACTTCACAGGAGTAGGCAATACAATATAATCGCTCCCGACCCTGTTGTATACCAAAGTCGGTGCCTGATAAACATTGCCATTCTGCATCATACCTGATTTCGGAAAGGTCGCATAAGACCCGTTCAAATCCCCGAATAAGGAGCATTGGGCTGTTTTCAACGATGATGTATTTAGGTCTAACTTCCCGTATAACTCGGTACATCTCAGTCCATAAGCCACTTCTTTCACCGACAATTCCGACACCTTTTCCAGCAACGCTGATGTCCTGGCAAGGGAATCCACCGCTGATGATGTCAACAAATGTTGGATTTGAATACGTTCTAATATCTCTGTTGATTTCATGGTTTTCTCCAAAATTTTTTTTGATTATACTTGCTTGATAGTCTTCATATTCGCAGCTCCAAAGCGTTTTTATTCCGGCAAACGCTGCACCCAAGCCGAAACCTTCTATCCCACTAAACAGAGAGCCATGAGTCAATTTACTTTGCTTCATCTCTATATCGTTTTGAGGGTTATTCACTATCGTATTCTGACATGATTTCCAAAATATCGCTTTGTATATTTTCATCAGTTAACATGTGCTCAACTAATTCTTTTTGCTGCGAGGGTGTGGCTATAATACACTTCACTATTTTATTGCTATCGGTAGCCATTATTATAATTCCACCTTCGCGAGTCTTAGGTAGGCGTACTGCTATTTCTTTAGCAAATGCCTCTACGTCTTGAATAAATTGACATTCCATATTAGTTCCTTTCTTTCTCGGTTTTAATTAATTACTTCCACTAAGCCTCCTTAAGCTCTCCATTGACTAGCATATACCATGTGTCAGCCTTAACCTTTTCCCCGTCAACTTCAAACGCCTTGACCTCCTTAATCGGGTAGGTATCACCGTCCCATTCTCCACGTTCTGCGAGGACTATCCAGCAACCTATAGCTCCCTTAGCCTTACACCTGTATCCGGCAGCAAGAGCAATGCTATCCTTGCCTGTGGCTGATGCTGCACCTTGGTAGCCTGTGGCTGATGCTGCACCTCGGTCACCTGTGGCTGATGCTGCACCTCGGTCACCTGTGGCTGATGCTGCACCTTGGTAGCCTGTGGCTGATGCTGCACCTTGGTAGCCTGTGGCTGTCTTACCCTCCTTCCACTTGCATTTTTCAAACGTAAACTTAACGGCTGCGTCTACAAGACTCTTAATACTTAGTTCAGCTCCTATGTGGATTTTTGAGCAAGCAATTTTCGTATCATCCGTATCTACGTCCATATCGCCAGTCCCCTCAACCTCGTGAAACTTATTCATACCAACTAAGACAGGTGGATAGTAACCGAACACGTCCAACGGATGGAGACAGAAGTGAAATCCGTTACCGCAAGCCATTATATCGCCTGTTTCTTCATAGTCCTTACCCTCTTCGTATTGGAAATCCCTACATGTCATATCGGGGTTAAAACCTTTGTAGCCCTTTATTTTGACAAATTCTTTTGGCAGGGTAACGTTATCCGGCAGGTTTGCCCTAAGTACCATGTACGCCATGTAGCTGGCGTCAAATCCGGCTATCCCGGTGCCAATGGCAGTTAGGAGGAATTCCTTTTCCGGATGCTCGTTAGCGTAATTCCCGAAGTTCCCTAAAAATACGACCAGCTCTTCTTCGGTAACTTTCTGCATATCCTTGTCCAGCGTAGGAATGGCATAGGACTGACCTTGTATTCCTTCTGCCTGCCCCATAATTGCGCCAAACTTCTCAACTGCCAATCTAGCTGCACCTCCGGCGTGATTGCCGTTCATATTGCTTCCAAAAACGAATATTTGATTCTCTTTCAGTTCCTGAATATTCTCAGGCGTTAATTCTCTTTTCATGACTCCTGTTTGTTTCTGAATTTGATTAATCCTTTTTTCTCACATTTTACCAAGAGAGGCATATCATCATCACTAATCCTGCATCTTGTCTCCCGATTGACCGACATGTAACACGGAAGATTAAACCTGTCAACTATCGCCTTAATCGTTTCCCTGTTCCTGGTCTGCCAATAGATCGTCACTGCTGATGACCTGTTACCTGTACACTCCATGCTCTTACGTCATTATACCATTTACCCTGGTGTTCTCTTGCTACAACGTTAAACTTCACCGTCACATCATCACCAATCGACAGGGGAGTGCTAATCGGTCCATCAGAGCTGAATATTGAAAACTTCATATTCTTTCCGTATTGGAACATCTCTGTGACGATATACTCATGGCATTCCCAATCCTTACCATCCTTCACACCTGTTCTCTTTCCCAGGTCTGCCGTAATTCTTCCTTTTATCTCGCAATTCATTTTTATCCTCCTTATTTTTTTTACTGCCTTCTTAAGTCGTCCCGACTACCCTTCGGGCAGTATAGGACAAGTTGCCGTAAATTGTTAAATTTATATCTTTTTATTCGTAATCAATTGATTTCCAATATTTTATATCCGCACCTTATGGTGCTTTTTGTAAATCATGTAAAATATTGATTATCAATTAGTTATCTTCTTTTCTTAATTGGTGCAATCGACCCTGATTGGAATCCCGCAAGCAATTTTTCCTTGAATTCCGCTTCAAGCGGACCTATCTCTTCGATATACTTATCCTTTTCATTGTGCCAGTTGTTGGCAAATACACGGATGGTTTCCCATTGCTTCTTCGTCAACTTCCCTGCCTGGAACAACGCCTTATATCTCTCCTTATATCGAGTGACGCCAATCCTCTGAATTTCCCTGGCTTTATCCAATTGGGACAGCTTTACACCCTTTGCCGGCTGCAATTCCCTGACGAACTGCATCTCCGACCAATCTTTATAAAATATCCGTCCGATTTTGTTCAGGGATGCATTATCAAGGAGTCCCGCCAACGGTATTGATTGGTGTTTATACACGGTCTCGATACGTAAGATATTGGCACCCACATTCCGTCCCTTTTCTCCTGCCTCAAAACTCTTGTCGTAGATCTTGAGCACCTTGCGGTAATATTTGCTCTTCTCCGTAGTTTTTTGTCGGAATTCCGGGTAATTGGCATCGTTCCACAACACCCGGCCGGCGGCTTCCTCCACCTGTCTGATGTATGCATCTGCCGGCATGGACATCTTCATCGTCACCCCTATCTCATAGTATGTCACTATTACATTCTCTATCTTCGCGCATAGCCTTAAGAGCAGCTCATTGATCGTCCGTCCGGCATGGCTGAAGGTCATCGGGCGGCTGTTGTCCAGCTTGCCCGATTTCCCCCTGCTGTATAACTTGTGGATAGAGCACTTACACTTTAATGTATCACCCCGAATCTCGATGAAACAACCATCGAAATTCGCATAAGCCGTAGACTTGTAATAGATCTCATCGCCTTCGGTACACTGTTCCAGGTAGTTTTTAAGGACGATAGTATCTATATCGGCTGTGTCTATCTTTGCTTTGAATATCATTTTGTCAAACATGATAAGCTCAAGTTTCTTTCTTTTAATATTTTCTTATATCTTGACCGATAAGCGGCAATCAATATCCGGTATTCTGCTTCGGAATACTTCACATAATCATTCTTCATCGATTCGAGCAACAATACCTTCTGTTCGCCATACTTTTTAATCAGCCCTCTTCGGTATCCCTGTATATTGCCCTCGTCAAACCGGTTACAGCTTCTGCATTGAGCGTTGCAATTCATTTCGTTGTACCTTGTACTCATGTGCTGACGATTGATGTAATGACCACAGTCAGCTTGATTTATCGGCTTAATCAACCCGCATGAGATGCAACGGAATACGGTTGTCCCCGGTATCATATCGCGAAGCCTGATATATCGGGAAAATTCGGTGTCCGCGGTCCTCTTGAGAGATGCATTATTTGTTTTTTTGAGCATTTCTAAATCTATGTTTGATTATTTTTACAAATTGAGAGAGATTACGGAATCTGATTGCGTGGCTATACCACTCTTCACTACTTGCCTTATAAGGATACTTTTCAGCTTCCGGCACCCATTCCTTGTCCGCCAGCAGCGCAATGACAGCCAGGTATTCCTTACCGGCATTCCAAAATATTGCAAGGTCTCCGATTTCAGGAGGGGACTCGGTTTCCCCGGTCAAATCCAATACAAACTCCTTGTTATTGCCTTCAAAAAATATGACTATCTTGTTATTCTCCTGCTCCACGGATACTCGTGTGCATCCGGTAGGAATGGGTATTTCTCTTAATTTCATAATTATTTGCTTTAATGGTTCCCGGATAGGCAATCAAGCCACACCGGGATAAAATGAGTAACCTATATGGCATTCAGTTTGAATGCGTGGGCGGTACGAGACTTGAACTCGCGACCTATAGCTTTGCCGAAGAAAAAAAAACTTAACTACCAATACCATGAAAAGAGATTAAAAACACACAACTCTTCGATAACTGCCATCGCTCTACCCCTGAGCTAACCGCCCTTGTGCCGCTTCGCCCTCACAGGTTAGACGGCTAAACCTAAACTAAAACTTATCGTAATTCATCCTTGGATGTACCATCGGAATGGATAATTATATCTTTGAACCGAGTAACCTCTATCTTCAGTATCTTCCAATCGCCTATAGTTCCTTTCATTCGCTCTGTGATGAGCTCTTTAGCCTGAGACACGTTATCGGCAGACACTATGTGGTTATATCTGCGAATCTTCACCTTACCCTTCGGAGTGATATCCGATATGCCGATAACGACCTTCCACCACTGTTCCTTGTCGAAACCGGATACTTCTTCAATGACTTCCCGTTTCAAGGTCATAACCTTAGCTTCTCCATACAGCGGAAAGCAATGCTTAACCAATACATTTTCGGCTTCTGTAAAGCCCATGGCGTCAACCATGTAAGTATCACTTACTTTTTTCCTCTTCCCATTAGGCAAAGTTGAAATACCTCTTACCACGCCTGTAAACCATTCTTTCATAACGTTACTGTTTAATATTCAAAACTATTCCCTATGCTATCCCAATGGGCACGGTTCCTGATATACTCATCCACCAATTGACCATCAGAGGGATTGCCTAACTCTTTCTTCAATGCCTGATATACATCGTCAGGCATGTTGTAGATAACCTGTTCGTCATGGTCACACTTGCCGGCAACACCCAGCAGAATCACGGCTGCTATTATCCACAGTATTTGTTTTGTTATCTTGTTCATAATCGTAATCTATCAGCATTACCTCTAGCTTTCATTACTTTTCTCCTCAGCAAGTCCAACTTCCTTGCGTGGTCAATACGAGCGCAATTCAATTTGGCTACCTTTTCGTAAAAATCCCCAATATCATTCGACAACTCTTCTTCCAGAGAAGAAACCAACTTGCGGGCTTCCTGCTCTTCCGCCATGGCTAACGCCAACTTTCCTACTGCCATACCTCATCAAGATTTATTAGAAAATAATTTTAACGCCATCTCTACATCCACTACAATCGTTCTGCCTGATTGGGAAACAGCCCTCTTTATTGGTCCGTTCTTTAACTTTCTAGCGGTGGAATCTGACACGTGGAATAACTCCTTAATTCCTTTCAAGCCATATACTAATCGTTTCTCTGATTTAGATTGCGTGGGAACCACAGGTGTAATCTTTGGAACCAGGCTTTCAAAGAGTTCTTTCAGCTCCCCTACGGTTAAATCTATCAACCTGGTATCATCACTTATCCGTCTTTCAATTGGTATCATAATTTACCCTCCTTGATCCAGTTATAGATAGAATCCACGCGATAAATAAAGTCTGAATCGACAACACCGGCTGACAATAGCTTAACGATCTCCTTCCTCAACTCAATATCATTACTACTTCTTTGAGAATTTTCTTCTGATGCAATTTTTGCGTCTTTCAGTTCGCTTACACAAATCTCTTTGAAATTTGCGCTATAAAAACTATCTATCATAAATCGTACAAGGCCTATCTCGCTACTCTCAAAAATATCCACAAATTCATGAGGAATTCTATCAGATATTATGGCATTAAGCCCATTATCCAATTTTACCTCATACGTTCCATCAGGACGCTGTTTCAATGTCAATACATATCTCTTTTCCATTTTCTTAAAAAGAAAAGCCCTCGCTGTTCTCAGCATAATTGGTGTTTGGCTGATACTTAGCAAGAGCTCTATTTATGTCCTAATTTACGGTAAACACCACTAAACCGTATCGTCTATTTTTTAATCTGATTTTTAGGATATTAAAATGGAAGTCACTATATTTGCCGTTGGAACAATTTTGGTGCGAACAAAATCACGGTTTATACCGTGACAGCCATTTTTATACCCTTTTGCAACCGATTGTTGATTGGTTACGGATGCAAAGTTATATTCATTTGAATAGAAAACAATAAAAATGGCTTAAAAGTTTTATTCAAAATGAATATTTAGAAACGTTTTAAATAAGACATTGTAAACTTATGATAGATAGAGTTAAAGAAGTTTTAAGAGCTAAATCTAAGTCAGTCAGAGAGTTTGCTGAATTAATAGGTGTAAAACAAGTCACCCTCAATCAGCAATTAGCCGGAGACAGAAAATTAAGCCTTGATATAGTTCAATCTATTTTGAATTCATTTGAAGACATATCATCTGAATGGCTTCTCCGTGGTAAAGGTGATATGATTAAGCCTCAACATGAGCAGATAGTTGAGCCTCAACCTGCACTCATCAACGCAGTAGGAGATACACCCGAAGCATCCATACTCTATCATATATATAATGATACCATAAATAGGATGAAAGAACTTGTGGAAGAAAATGCAAATCTCAAGAATCAGATCATTGAATTGTCCGAAGGCAGTGAACGAATAGCCAATCTTTTAAGAGACATTCGGAATGATAACAAAAAACTTGACCAAGAGAATAGAGAATTAAGAATAGAAGTGATGATTAAAGATGCACAACTTTCAGAGAAAGAAAAAATGGTATCAGATTATAAGGATATACTAAAAGAAGCTATTTAACATGAATGATTATATATCAAAATATTGGAGCTGCTATCTCTCTATTGGTGCAATCATTGTTAGTCTAGTATCCATAATGATTTCTTCTCCTAGATATACACCTATCAACATAGATTATCTCGGAGTTATTGCTGGTGTATTATCCATATTGGTGACAATACTTTTAGGATGGCAGATATGGACTGTGATATCAATTGACAATAAAATCAACAATTCTGTTGAGTCTATGAAAAAGAACATAGTCAAAGAACTTTCCAAAGTAGAAGAACGCGCCAACAATATTATATTATATGCTAACACCGTATCGAACGCACGTATAGACATGATTGAGAAAAATTACGCTTCTGCAATCTTCTGTGCTATCCAGTCTTCTGGAATAGCTAAAGATATGGCGGCAGATGATATGAAAGAAACGAGTATTAAGTTCTTTCTCGAAATCTACGAAAAACATAAGGATGATAAAACAATAGCAAGTATGGATAAAGAAAGCATAGTAACGATTATTCATACACTAAACCAACTCAATGACGATAGATGTATACCTATTCTTAGATTTTTTCTTTCAATTCTGGATTAAACCTCAATGAAAATTCCAAGTATTTAATAGCTATCAATCTATGGAGTTTTTTATTACTTTCCGCAATTTCTTTATATTGTCTCTTGCAGTTTTTAACCTTCCAGAATAAACGGAAATAAGCTATGATTAAAAACAGATTAAATAAAATCAATATAATAATTATAAATTCCATATTTTTTTATTTGAATATAATAATAAAACAGCAACCAATTATGAATAGTTCATGATTTTAAAACAAAATATATTATTCCATTGTTTAAATTTAGAATTATCGCAAATTTAATCAAAAACAATGAAAACTAATACCAAGTCACTTGCTATCATTATAATAGAGCAAGAAATTAAAGAACTGAGAAGGCAACTTAATACTGTTATTACTACGGCATCTTCTGGCAAATGCCTAGCTTGCCTACTTAAATTTATCAAAATTAAAAAATAACAAATTCACTATGAAATATCTATTATTATCAATCTTCGTTATAATTCCTACTTTATCGTTTTCACAACTGATACAAGGAAGGCATGCTATATTAGAATCAAAAGTTATATCTAATTTGATTCAGCCCCCTAGCAATAAATTTCCTTCGAATACTGCTTTTATAAATGTATACGAAAACAAAATCGTTAATATTGAAATATCAGGCTATACAGCCTTTACTTATAAAATTAAAGATTACCATATAAATGAAAAAGGGAATTATGTATACACCTCATGCATAGAATTACAATCCGGCTTATATACTAGTATAATTCTTGAGCCTGATAAAGAATTAAAAAATAGATGGACTCTAAAAATAAGACGATCCGATGAATATTTTGATTTTTTTATTTTTAATATGGAATAGCATATGAACATCAAACGAACAACTACCTTTCTTCTTGATAAGGAGAAAGGCAAGCCCGATTCCAAACTCCGATATAGGATTAAGTGGAACGGCAACACAGTAGCCTTTAATATTGGCTATCGAGTAGACAACAACAAATGGGTAGCTGAAGCCCAGCGATGCAAGGTAAACACTACCCATGGGAAGAAGAAGATACCGGCATCGACCATCAATGCCGAGATAAACCGATTCGAAGAGCTGATTAATGATGCCTTCTTCTTTTTCGAGCAAACCGAGCATATACCCTCCACGGATGAATTTCGGAATGAAGTCAATAGAAGGAATGGGAGAGTTGTAGAAAAAGAAGAAAAAACCATCTTCGATTATTATATGCAATTCATTGCGGAGCAGGGTAAAGAAAACAGCTGGTCCGAGAATACATATAAGAGGCACAAAACCACAATGAACCACTTAAAGAAGTTTGCCCCCAATCTTACCTTTGCAGACCTCACACACGAAGGATTATCCCAGCTCGTTGACTACTTGATGAACGTAGAGATAGACGATGAAGTCGGAATGAAGAACCGTACCGCGAAGAAGTATATCAATCTGACTAAATGGTTCCTCAGATGGGCAGCGGACAAAGGAATCAATAAGGAACTTGCATTTATGACGTTTAAAGAAAAACTGAAAACGATTCCGTCAAAGGTGATATACCTCGAATGGGACGAATTAATAAGAGTGTACAACTCATCATTCCCGG